CAACGTAACCCCTGATTTTTTCTTCCCACACCGCCGCGAACTGCTTTGCGAGTTTTTCCGCCTTTCCCGGCGTTACCCCGTCCGGCGGGCGGAACGTCGTTGTTTTCTTGCGCTGCTTCCCGCTTTCATCATAACCCATGTATGCGGTTATGGTGTACGTGTCGCCGCGTTTTCTGATACTTGCCATAAAACCACCCTTTCTTTATTGAATTTCTATATTCATATTTGCTTGCATGAAGCGCAGCAAATACGTTTCCATTTCCTTGCCCGCTTTCCATTCCATGTATTCAAGTCTGTCAACGTCGCCGCTGTCGGCCTGTTCAAGCTGCCGTTTCCTGTCATACCATGTCGCCGCCTGCTGCAATGCAAGGTAAAAGTCTTTATCCCCTAACAGGCGATCAAGCATAGAAAGCATATAAGGGGCATCTTCAAAATACCCGTCTTTTATCAGTTTCATGTTTTCAACTGTCCGTTCCGACAGTCCGAGCATTTCACGCACGGGAATATCTTCAAGAATGGTTCCTGTAATAAGGAAATCCGTTGTTACATTGAAGTATTCCGCGATCTTTAACAGCTTGTCCACGTTGGGCTGTGTTTCCCCCGTTGTGTACAGGGAAAGGGTTTGCGGACGAACGCCCACGGCATCGGCAAGTTCTTTCTGTGTCGTTCCGTGCTTTTCCATCAATTCGCGCAGCGTTGCCGCAAAATGGGAATTATAGAGTTCGATTGACGAACCTTTTCTTGTTTTCGGCATCTTCTTTTTCCTTTCTAATGACGGTTTTCTTGAACATCTTCGAGTAAGTTCAAGAAATATTGACTTAGATAATGAACCTGTTATAATGCAATTATAGACAGGGGAAACGCCTTTGTCAATATAAACGTACAAGAAAAACGAATTTTACAGAAAGGGGGCGCGACCGTGGAGAAACCCGCATTGACCATCAAGGAAACCGCGAAAGAATTCCAGTTCCCGGAATACGCAATCAGAACACTTGTGAAGCGCGGAGCGTTTCCCGTTATACAGGTAGGAAACCGCTGCTATATCACACGGGAAATCTTTGCTGACTATCTAAAGAAAGGGGGCGAAACCTTTGCTGCTTCACGTTGACAGTTACAAATTCAAAGTAAAGCCCACGGGCGGCGAAATCGGCGGCATAAAGTCCCGTTTCAAGAAATCGGCAACAATTAGGGATTTAAGCGTCAAGCAGATTGCCGCCGCCCTGACTGCCGGAAAGACCATTGAACCGGGTGTATGCCCCTTTTCAGAGCGCAGCAAGGCAAAGGGTATGAAAGGAACCTGCAAGGACGATTTCACCCGGCAGACCGTGTTTCTGGACGACATAGACAACAAGCGCACGGACGTTCCGATTGAAACCCCGGCGCACGTTGCCGAAGTATTAGCCGCCCACGGCATGAAAGTGGCGTTCATGTATGACACTTTCAACAGCACCCCGGAAAATGAACGGTTCCGCTATTGCCTTGTGTCTGATGAAGAATTCACCGACAAAGCAGAGCGCGACCGGGTACAGGCGGCAATTATCAAGCTGTTCCCGCAATCTGACACCGATTGCACCAATGCCGACAGAATCTTTTTCGGAACCGATAAAGGATTACTTTCAGAACATACCGATTTTGAAGCGGTATGCAGGAAAGCCGATCTGTTAGCCCTTGCAGACGCTATGCAGATACCGGAAAACCCGGAACAGGCAGAGAAAGAAGCACAGGCCGCGCAGACGGGCGATAAATCGAAATGGACGAAATACGGAGAAACCATACCGACAGGACAGCGCCACGGAACGCTTGTTAGTTTCGCGTCAACAGTCCTGACGAAATACGGCATTTCCGAACAGGCGCATGAAGCCTATATGCAGCGCGTCGCCCAATGCGAGGAGCCAAAGCCGGACAGCGAAATTGAAAAGATATGGCGTGACGCCTGCAATCATTATGAAAAGACCATTGCAGCAAATCCGGCCTATCTGACCCCGGCGGAATTCATCGCACAGGAATTCGCGCAGGCCGTGGAACCGTCCGACTATACCGATGTAGGGCAAGCGCGGGTTTTCATGGCGCAGTATGGCGACAAACTGAAATACAGCGCCGCAACGAAATGGCTTGTCTATGACGGCAAGAAGTGGAACGAAAACGAATTGCCCGTGCGGGCGCTGTCGCAGGAATTGACCGACAGGCAGCTAAAGGACGCACGGACACGGCTAAAAGCCGCCCGCGCTGCCGAGGACGCAGCCATTGAAGCAGGCGACGAGGAAGCCGAAAAGGACGCAAAGCAGGCAGTACGGGCAGCGAAAGAATACCGTTCATTTGTACTGGACAGGCGGAAAACAAGCCGTATTGCGGCGACCATGACCGAAGCGGAACCAATGGCAGAAATTGCCGTTTCCGAACTGGACAAAGACGGGTTCCTGCTGAATACACCCGGCGGAACCGTAGACCTTAGAACCGGGAAAATCCGCCCGCATGACCCGCAGGATTATATAACCAAAATGACCGCCGTTGCCCCATCCCTTGACGGTATGGAGTTATGGCAAGAATTCCTTGACCGCCTGACTTGCGGCGACCGGGAATTACAGGAATATCACCAAATCGTTGCAGGCATGGAAGCTGTCGGCAAAGTCTTTGTCGAGAACCTTATCATTGCAACGGGTAACGGCGGCAACGGCAAAAGTTCATTCTATAACGCGCAGTCGCTTGTCATGGGCGACTATTCCGGGAGCCTGTCGGCGGAAACCCTGACCGTAAATTGCAGGAAGAACAAAAGCCCTGAATATGCGGAATTACGCGGCAAGCGGTTAATCATTGCGGCGGAACTTGAAGAAGGAATGCGCCTTGATACCGCCGTCGTCAAGAAGCTGTGCAGCACTGACCCGATCAAGGGCGAAAAGAAGTTCAAAGCCCCGTTCGACTTCATCCCGTCGCACACAACGATTCTGTACACAAACCACCTGCCGAAAGTCGGAACCAACGACAGCGGAACATGGGACAGGCTTGTTGTGGTTCCGTTCAATGCCCGGTTCCGTGGCATGAAAGGACAGATTTTCAACTATGCGGAATACCTGTTTGAACACGCGGGCGGCGCTATCCTGTCATGGATTATCGAGGGCGCACGGAAGTTCATTGCGGCGGGCTACCACATCGAACAGCCGGAATGCGTCAAAGAAGCTATCCGGGAATACAGGCAGCAAAACGACTGGTTCCACAACTTCATAAACGACCGTTGCGAAAGCGGCGGCAGCTTCACAGAGGGTTCACAGACCATGTATTTGAATTACCGTTCCTATTGCGATGAAGTAGGCGACTATAAGCGCAGCGCGGCAGAGTTCAAAAGCGAAATGATAAAAGCCGGGTATAAATGGCACAAGACAAAGACGGGAGCGGTTTATTACGGCATCCGGGTAACGCCTGAATTTCCGCCGTTTTGACCGCTTGCAGCGTGCGAGGGTGACGGAGGGTGACACCCATTTACTATAATTGCAAATTTTAAAAATGGGGTTTCCCATAAGGAAAGTTTGTAATTGCCTGTCACCGTCCGTCACCACCCCCGCCCTGCCGCAAGAAAAGCAGGCGACAGGGCAACGGTGCAGGGGCTTTCTTTTCCCCCACATGAAAAAAACAATTTCAAGAAAGGAGTTTTGACCAATGAGCATTTTATCAAACCTGTTCCGGCAGAAACAGAAACCGCCGCAAGCTGTGATAGAGATAAACAACACGTTTTCCAGTTTCAGCGGCACAGCATACGGAAACGCGGCATTCCGCGCAGCCGTGGACGCTATCGGCAGACACGTGGCAAAATTGCAGGCACACAGCGACGACAGCGGGCTTGAAACCCTGCTGAACACCGCCCCGAACGCCTATATGTCCGGGTATGACCTGCTGTATAAAACAGCGGCGGCATACTTCACGAACAATAACGCGTTCCTGCTGCTTGCCCGTGACGAGGGCGGGCGAATTACGGCGGTTTACCCGATCACCCCGCAAAGCGTCGAGTTTGTCCCCGGCACGGACGGCGCGTTATACCTTGACTGCCTGTTCCCGGACGGCAGACAGGTTTTGTTTCCCTATGCCGATATAGTCCACTTGCGGCGGCATTTCCTGACTAACGATCTGTTAGGAGACGGGAACGCGCCGTTGTTCCCCCTGCTTGACACGGCGGAAACGCTGACACAGGGCATTGCGGCAAGCGTAAAGAACGGAACGAGCATTCGCGGCGTTCTGAAATTTACGTCGCTTGTCAATCCGGCGCAGGTGAAAACGGAAAAGGAACAGTTCGTTGCCGACTATTTCAATCCGGCGAATTCCGGCGGCGTGGCGGCAACCGACCAACGCTTTGACTTTGTTCCTACCAATGTAACCCCGTACAGCATCCCGCAAGAACAGATTGAAGCCGTGAACAGGCAGATTTACGACTATTTAGGCGTAAACGGGAAAATCATTTCCGGCAGCTATACGGAAAACGAATTCAGCGCGTTTTATGAAAGCGTTGTTGAACCGTTCGCCTTGCAGCTATCGCAGGAATTCCACCTGAAAAGCGGCGCGGCGATCACGTTCACGGCGGAACGCATCGAGTTTTCAAGCGCAGAAACGAAAATCAAGCTGCTGCATGAAGCCGCCCCGTTGGGGCTTATGACCGTAAACGAAGCGCGGCATTTATTGGCATTACCGCCCGTCGAGGACGGCGACAGGCGTTTGCAATCCCTGAATTATGTTTCCGCTGAAAAAGCGGACGCATACCAACTTGAAGAAAGCGAGGTAAACACCGATGAAGCATGAAACACAGACCCGTTGTTATGAAGTCCGGGCAGCAGAAAAGCCCCTGACCCTGACGGGCGTTGCCGTGGTATTCAATCAACCTGCCGATATAGGCGGCGTTAAAGAGGTTATCGCCCCGGACGCATTGCGCGGGCTTGACCTTGACGACATTGTATTGATTACCAATCACGACGGCGGACAGATACCCCTTGCGAGAAGCCCGAAAACCCTTTCCCTGACCGTCACAGAACAGGGGCTTGAAATGTCGGCAGAACTGCCGGACACAGAGCAGGCGCGGGCGGTATATGCTGCCGTGAAGCGCGGCGACCTGTCGCAAATGTCCTTTGCGTTCGACATTGGCAACTATGCCTTTGACGAACAGACGCAGACCCGGACAATTACCCAAATCAGCAAAATTTACGAAATCAGCATCGTAAATCATGCCGCATACACACAAACCAACGTACAGGCGAGAGCCGGAAAGGAAGAAAAGACCATGAGCATTTTTAATCCGATCACCGCAAGCCTTGAAAAAGGCAGCATCAACACCGACACCCACAACACCCCGGAATACCGCAGCGCCTTTTATAAGTCCCTGTTAGGCAAGGAACTGACCGACGGGGAAAACCGCGCTTTTGCGGCAGCACAGGCAGAGAAACGCGCCGACGCTTTCAACACCCTGTCCAATTCCGCCGCCGTTATCCCTACCACAACCCTGAATGAAGTTGTGAAGCAGGCGCGAGGCGTGAACGGGCTGTATAACGAAATCCGCCTGTTCTCTGTCCCGAACAATCTTTCCGTCCCTGTTGGAACACCGACGGACGCGGCAGCATGGCACACCGAGGGCGCAGCCGTAGAGCGCAAGAACGTAACGACCGCCGCCGTGACGTTCACCGGGCGGGAACTTATCAAAATCCTGTCCATGTCCGCCGCTGTCAAGCGCATGGACACCGCAGCGTTTGAACGCTATCTGACCGACGAACTGAAAAGCTGCATTGCGGACGCAATCGGCGCAGCTATTGTTTCCGGCACGGGCAACGGACAGCCCACGGGCATTCTGTCCGGCATTACGTGGAACAACAAAAACCGCATTCAGACAACGGAACTGACCGCCGACAACCTACTTGCAGCCGTCGCCCTGCTGCCTGCCGGATATGCAGGCGGCGCAAAGTTCGCAATGTCCACGGCAACCCTGTTCGGCAGCGTGTACCCGCTCAAAGACGGCGAAAACCGTTATTTCTTCACTGACCCGGAGCGCGGCGGCGTTCGTCGTCTGTTCGGTTTTGAAATCGTACTTGACGACAATATCCCCGCCGGAACAATCCTTTTCGGGAATTTCCGCTATTACGGCGTGAACATCCCGCAGGGCGTGG